TGAATTTGTGTATTGGCTCCACCGGGGGGCGTTGCGGAGGCAGAAGCCGCCGCGTCAGCGTATGCCGTTGTTGCCACCTTGGTCGAGTTGTCCGATGGGCTTTGTGTAGTAGCCGTCACGCCGCTTGCCAGCACGCTCGTTGCAGAGAGCGTAGCGGTTAGGTTCGTGCCGTCGAACGTGAGGTTAGCCGAACCACCAAACGCGCCTGAGTTGTTAAACTGGACGTGTGTGTTAGAGCCACCCGGCGTGCCAGCACTGGCGGCTGCGGCTGCATCAGCGTAGGCTGTCGTGGCAACCTTAGTCGAGTTGTCTGATGCCGACTGCGTTGTTGCGGTAACGCCGTTTGCCAGCACAGAGGAGGCGTCTGGGTTGATCGTGCCTACGAGCGTGCCACCGGCAATCGTCAGCGTATTGGCGCTATGGGTGATGGTTACATCGGCGGCGTTGTAATCAAAAACAAACCCGCTTGGCAGGTTGACCGTCGTAGCCGCTATGCCTAAGTCCTGCCCCGTATCGCCCAAACTGTCAGCGTAGACGTTAGCCCACCGCACAGAGGTCGTACCCAGATCGTCCGTGCTGTCGGTGTCGGAGATGATGTTGCCGCCGCTCGTTATGCCGCCGGTAGCCGTCGTTAGGCCCGTGACGGTCGCAGCGCCGGCAAACGTAGCTAACTGCGCCGAGGATACGGTCAGCGCGAGCGTGCCGTTGGTCGTAACTGTCAGCGCGTTAGTCGAATGGCTGTAGCTGATTTTGCCGACGTCGTTGTCGCCGTCGTCGCCGAAATAGATGTTCCCCGCGCTCGTATTGCCCGAGAGTATCGTCAGGCCGCTGGCCGTTGTGTTCTCAAACACCGCCTCGTCTGCATCGGCGTGGGCCTGCACTGTGCCGGCGCTGCCGCTATGGACGTGGAGCTGGCCCCCGTCAGCAGTTGATATGCCCGCCCCGACTACCAGCTCGCCCAGCACATAGGAGCCGGTGCTGTCGAGGTCTGAGTTGGTAATAGTATGGTCGTAAATATTGGAAAATTCAGAGTTGAGATCGCTTGCTGTTAGCGTCTCGCCGCTGGCCCACGTCTTTACTGCTGTTAAATTCATTCAGCAAATTCTCCCACGGTCTTATGGTTTTTTTAACGGGCCGTGTGCCGTTATCTGTTTTGCCCTGCAAACTGGCGTGCGCTAATCTGCCCTGCTGCGCGTCCAAGCGTATTGATTAGTCGCTGGCTTGTTGCGTCTTGCCACGCGCCCTCAGTCAAAAATCGGCGACCCCGGGGCGTGATAACGCCAGCACCTACGCCTACCTGTGTCAGATATTTGCCCAGCACTGCAAAGGGCGTCCTAAAAGCATCGCGGAAAAAATTGGATATTTCATTGACGTTGCCTGTGCGCGACCTGTTTGCATATCGCTCGCTAACACGCGCCTCACGCATCATCTTGGCAAAGTCAATAAGGTCGCCGGCCAGTTCATCGCCAAAAAGAGCGCGCAACTTACGCTCGCCGTTAGCAGCAGTGCCGCCTAAACCATCAATAGCCGTCTCTAACTTAGCGCCGCTTACGATGTCGTCGCCGCCCGTCTTAACCATTGCTTTATCGCGCAACTGCGTAAGTATCTCAGCCTGCAACATCTGCCACGCGCGTTGTCCTTCTGCGGTCGCCTTAACACCCTGCGGCGTGTCTACCGCGCCCAGCACCTGCTTTAACTCCAGCACCTGCGCCGGCTGAAAACCCGACCGCATAACACGCGGCGCCAGCCCTTCTAACGTGCTTGGATCGCGCAATAGACTAGCAGCGTTCAAATCCATCAGTGCAAAATCCTCGCGTGCCAAGCCCAGCGCCTTTTGCGCGCGTGCCGGCATCTCGCGGTGTATCTGGCTAGCGCGTATGTCCTGCTGCTCGGCCAAACGAGACATTGCCGCGCGCGTGCTTTCTGACGCGCCTTCCAAATCCATTAACCGTTGATTGACGCGCGTTGTCAGTCGATCCGCGTCAAACTTGCTCATATCGCCACGCTCGACCGCATCGGCCAGTCTACTGCCAAAACCAGTCAACTCATTGCTGTCCATAAACTGAATCTCAGACTCAACAGCATCGACGTTGCGGAAATCAAAATCCTGCGCACGCTCGGCAAACATGCTGGCTGCTTCATCGTCAACATCTTCAGCCACCCGTCGATAAAAGCGGTCGTCGCGGCGCAGCGCCTCCAGCAGATCATCTGGCGTCTCTATGCCCACCTGCGGATACCGCTGGCGTAACTGCTCGGCCATCTGATCCAACTCAAACGGCTTGCGGTTGGCGTTGCGCATCATCGTCTCTACGCCTCTCAGACGACGCATGACGCGCGGCGATATGTTGCCCGGCAACTTAGCCGTATTTAGCCCACCAACGCGCTCAATGGCCTGCGAAATGTTTACCAAGTCCAACTGCTTGGCGCTACCTACAGCCGCTCGACGTGCCGCCACCTCTGACTCGCGCGCCATGACCTGCGCCAACTGGTCCTCATCTAATCGCCCACCCTGCATAAAGATGTTTTCCGCATCGCGTGCCAGTGCGCCATAAATGTCGTTGAGCTGCGCAGCAATGCCGGTCGCGCGTAGCTCCTCGCTGCCACCACGCTTAATGCCACCTACCATGCGCCGCAGATCATCCAACTCTTTAAACGTCGTGACCTTTTCTGCGTCACGGACCAACTTGTCCAGCATATCGTTGGTCGGTCGGCTTATCTCAAACTCCGACCCGGCGCCCATGCGACTGCGCACGCGCTCTAAGGCATCTAACGTCTCCGGTGCCGTCACGCGCATATTTTTCGAAACGATCTCGTTCAGATCTTTATACGCTTGATTGACTGCCGTCTCTCGCGCGTTGACGCCGGCGTCAATAGCACCTTGATACACCGACTGCGTGTCTGCACTTTTTGCTATGTCCAGATTGCCAAGCATACGGTCAAATAATTGCTTAGTTTCAGCCTCAAATGGCTGCTGCACTTCGCGCGAAAAACGACCCAATGTTGCCGGCGACTCAGCAACGCGCTGCTCTACCATCTGCAATGTCGGATTCATCGTTTGCGCGCTTAACGGCAGCTTGCTCTCTAAGTCGCCGCCATACTTTGCGCCAAACCGTGCTGCTTGATCGACCACGCCACTGCGCAACTCAGGCGAAAGCGAACCCTTAAACGGTGCTGCGAGCTTTCTTAGCCCTGCACTAAGACCCAAGCCAACGCCCTGACCAACGCCCGACACCGCACCCTCGACCAAAAGATCCTGCGCGTTGACGCCCTCTTGACTGCCTAAGTAATTGCCAATCGCCTGCTCTATGCCGGCGCCTGCAACGCCACCCGCTGCTGCACCCGGCACACCGCCGGCCACAGATGTAGCAAGACCGCCCAATGTGCCTAAAAGCGTGCGCGGCAATCGACCCACCATATCAGCAAAGTCGCCGGCATCAAAGCCTTCTGGGTCTACCGGCTGCGTGCCTGCCGCCGTGCGCACCATCGGCGTGCCACGGTCCAGCGACACGTCATAGCCTAAACGCCGCAGGATATTGACCTCACCCGCCGGCGTAGTAGCAAAGCCCGACTGCACGCGATCCATAAAGCCCGGCCCACTTGTGTCACGAAGCAGGGCATCCAACTCCTCTGGACTATACCGCGCTGCTATTTCTTCGGGCGTCAGCCCATATAAATCTTGTAGTCTTATTGGCATTAGTAAGTTCCAGTATTGCCATAGGCATTAACGTTGGCATTTTGAAGTAAGCGCGCCCTTTGGATATTGTTTATAGTGGTCGCTTGATCACTGTTGGCTGAACCTGTTTTACTCAAGTCCCGCCACACATCAAACTCTTTCCGTTCAAGTCGTATGCCTTTGTATCTATCGCGCAACTGGCTCAACCGATCTTCGCCTATTTTTAGTTCAATACTTGGCAGCCTAAAAGGATCGGCCCGACCTGTTAAATCCATAACTGGAACACCAGAGGATCGGCCCTTAATTGTTCTATCAACAAAACCGTCAATAGCATTTCTACGCGCCGCATACGACGCAAAGGCCAACTCTAACACTTGACGCTGACCTTCTTGGTTTAATCGGGCACCCGTAAACAGGTTATCCAACTTAATTCCCATTTGATCGAATAAAGACAGACCGCGCTCTAATGTGTCAAACTCCTCTTGACGAACTACACTGCCCGGATCTTGTAACTTTGCCAACGCTTTAAGCATCGCAATATCAGCAAAACCACCGTCGATAAAGACGGCTTGCACGACTTCATCTAAGCCGCGATCCACGTCATTACGAATTCTTATCATCGGCTCGTTGCGCAAAACACCCTCAAAACTATCAAGACGCTTGTTTTTTTCGTTGTCTATTAACATGCGCTGGCCTGCAGACGACTCTTGATATGCCGCGACAAAAGCCATTCCTTTACGACCCGTCGGATCATCGCCAACTGCTGCCAAGTATTGCGGCGATGACAACAACTCTTGTTCAGTCAAGCGCGGCGATGCATACCCAAGACCTTTGCCTGCATTTGCAACCTGCGTCAGCATTTGTTGGCCGGTTACTCCACCCGTCGGCTTTTCTGGCCGGTTAAGGTTCTCAATTTGCGCTTGACGCAGTTGATTTATTATATCTTGCTGCTCGCTTGCTTGTTTAGATAGATTCAACGCTTGGCGCCTATCGGCTAATTGTGCATTAAACGCGGCCTGCCCTATCTGCGACAAACTTGGCGGTGCTTGATAGTCACCCATTCGCAGCGTCGCGCCAGCCGTGCGACTACCAGCGCCAGACGGTCCTACTGGTCCCATTGCGCCGCCGCCTACCGCTATAGGCCCAGCAGCCTTGCCTGCGCTTAACGGAATACCACTTGCCTCCAAAGTACCACGGCGTATGTCGATCTGATCGCGGAGGTTTTGATTCTGCAGGTCTTGCGCCTGTGCGGCTCTTTCTGCTTGGCTCAGTCCTTGATACATACCAATGGCCTGTGACCCAAGTCCGGCAATCTGCCCAAGCGAACGCAACGTATTCGCCCTATCGCTGCCTCGATAACTCAGCGGCACCTGCATTGGCGTAGAACGACCACCAAACGCATTTACCAAATTGGAAAAGTTCGTCTCCTCCTGTTGGCGCGCACGCTGGCGATCCATTGCACGATTAAGCGCGCGCTGGTCAGCACGCTGTGCTTTGTTTTCCAAATATGCTTGACCGCTCTGCAGGGCGAGCTGTCCTAAAATTGCCCACGGTATCGCCATTATTCAGTTCCTTTTATAACTGTTCCCAAGACATGTCATTGCCCATCTGCCGCAATATATATCGCGTTACTCCGTCAGCACCAATTGCCGTGCGACCCGATGGATCTGATACGTCAAGCACTGCGCCACCCGGCAAGGGAGGTGGCGTGCCGTCAAGCGTGGATACACTTTCATACGTCGAATCCGGACCGCCGACGCCAGTCCCACCGCCACCGCCGCCAGTCCCGGTCAGCCAATCGCCCAATAAATTGCTGAGTAGTGCATTGCGCTGTTCTGGAGACATAAATCCGCTCTTTGCCAATTCCAGTATCTGTGCAATGTCTAAGTCGCGGAAATCGCGCGTCTGTGCCGCTTCGGCCCGTGCAGCCGCTTCGCCCGTCAGCGTATCTTCTCCACCGACGCGGCCGAACAGCGCATCCATCATCATCTGCTGTGCGCGTGCATCGGCACTTCGCGATAGGCGTCGCTGTAACGCGGCTGTATCCAGATCGCTTTCCAGTGCCTGCTCTGCGCGCTGGTCTGCGCTGGTCTGCAACGTGCGACCCAAAATGGCGTTAAGTATGTCCTGCTGTGCGAGGTTTTCTGACCGCTGATTGGCCGACTGATTCAAGCGGCGCTGCAGGTCGGCGGTCGATAGGTCTGACGTAAGCGCGCGCCCGGCCATCGTGTCCTGACCCTGAAACTGGCCCGTCAAGCCAGCCTCGGTCGCCTGCCGGCCTAAGATCGCGCTAAGGATGTCCTGCTGCGCCAGACGGCCCTGCAGCGTCTGCATGGGCGCTTGATTCGCTGCGCCGGTATCGAACAGGCCCGTAATGCCCGCTTCCGACAGGCGCCGCTGTAGGTCGCTGCTTTGGAGCGCGTCGGCTAACTGCTGGCCGGCCATCGTCTGCTGGCCTTGATACTGACCGGTCAAGCCAGCCTCGCGTAGCGCCCGGTCTAAGCCCAGCTCCTGCGCCTGTAGCGTCTGTATCGGCGCTTGATTGGCCGCACCGGTATCAAACAGCCCGGTCACACCAGCCTCGGCCAACCGGCGCTGCAAGTCGGCGCTGGTAAGATCAGACTCCAGTGCCTGCCCTGCGCGTATGTCCTCGCCCTGCGCCAGCACGTTGCCTATCTGATTTTGCCGCATCTGCTCGGCAAATATCTCACGTTGCGTTGGTGCGGTCTGCGTCAGCAAGCGGTTGAGCGTGCGGTCGGCGATGTCCTGCTGTAAGCCCATGCCCTGCATACGCTGCCCTGCCTCGGCCCGTGCGCGCTCGTCGCTCATCTGCTGGTATCCAAGCGCGTCAGACAATGCGGCGCGCTGTAGGTCTTGATTAGCTAACCCAAGCGTATCGCGTCGGCTTTGTAGGCCGAGCGCATCCGACAACGCACCGCGCTGCAGATCCTGCTCCGATAGCTGGCGACCCAGCGCCTGCTGCGATAGGCCGGCCACGTCCGAGATCGCCGCACGCCGTAGGTCTTGGTTTGCCATCGCCAACTGGTCGCGGCGACCTTGCAGACCCAGCGCGTCAGCCAGCGCCTGCGACTGTAGGTTGTAGGCCAGCGCATTGATGTCGTTTAGGCCACGGTCACGCTGGCCCAAAAAGTCGCCCAGCACGTCGGCTGTGTCGCCCGACCGCAGGACGCCCAAACGGTTTAGGTTCTCGCGGAGCTGCGCTTCGGTATCGGCGCTCTCGGCCAGATAGTTAGCGCGCTGCTGCTGTATCAGTGGATTGTCGCCGCCCAGCAATCGGTCCATCACGACCTTCTCGGCGGCGTTGGTCAACTGACCCGACGGGTCGATATAGTCGCCCTGCTGCATCAGTCGCTGGTTGGCGACGTCGATCGCGTTTTGCAGGTTCTCGTCCTGCCCTAAGATGCCGCCAATGCCCATCGCCTGCTGTATGCGGCGCGTGGCTAAATCCTCGGCGCGCTGGCCCATCGACTGATCTATGCCAGCAAGAAAGTCGTCCGTGCCGACGCGCTGCTGCAGACGACCCTGCACGGCCTGCTCCAGCGGCGACAGCGTGGTCGTGGTCGGCAAGTTTAGATTGGTAAAACCTTCTTGACCGGCGCGATTGGCTTGATTGACGTACTCCGACACCTGTGCCTGCTGATTGGCCTGTAACGCCGCGTCGCGGTCGATCAGCTCGCGCAGGAAGTTTAGCCTATCCTGCTGCATATCGCGCTGCATCTGACCGCCCAACGCCGTAGAATCGGCCTGTAGAGCCGTCGTGGTCATGTTGTTGCCGCTGGACTGCACGGGCTGCGGTGCGGGCTGCGCCGCCTGCGCGACCTGCTCCTCTAAGTTCCGCACCTCCTGCCGCAGTTGCTCGTTTTGAATAACCGGGTCATTAGATACAGCCGTGTTTAACAGGCCGCGATACTCGTCGCCACCCAAAAACATATTGATAGAGTTCTGCACGTCCTGCGGTAGATCGTTCAGCGAAAGACCGCCTGACGTGCGGTAGTTGGCGATACCCGTGCCGCGGTTAAAGCCCTGCGGATTGGCCCGTATGTCGCGCATTACCTCTTGTTCTATCGCACCGTAATCTGGCGCTGACGCCTCTGGCCCCATGCTGCTGGTGGCCGATGCGCCTGACGTGGGACTGCTACTATCGCCGCTTAACGCACCGCTGCTGTATCCGGGTGCCTGCTGCCCCCCGCCAAACGTCACGCCGAGGATTTGTGCAATCTGATCCGCTGCGCCGGCACTGTCGATGCCCTTGTTGCTGTACTGACTGGCAACGTCGCCAACGCGGAAAAAGGCATCCATGCCGCCGGCCTTTTGTGCCTGTTCGCCGAGCGTTTGGAACATTGACGTGTTAAACGCACCGCCCTGCTTACCAAAATTTAAAATGGCGCGGATTGGATCGTTGTCGTCTGCAGCCGCAAAAAATGATGTAAACGCATCTGCCATTAACTTACCCCTGCTCTTTGTTTGCGGTGGCGACCAATCACCTTAAACTGTAGGTGCGTGCGGCGTATGCGATACGGCTCGCCTGCAGCGTTGTTTGTAAATTTGAGTGAACTGTGCGGGTCGTATCCCTTTAGGTCCAAATCTTTGCTTACCATGCGAACCGTGCCGACGGCATCTGTGTCGAGGATAAAAGCATCCATCGCGCCACCCCCGCCGGTCGTCGTTAGCGTTCCACTGTTGACACCTACGCCCTGAGATTCTTGCTGTACGTTTAGCGAGTAGTTGCCCAACGCGTCGTAATATGTGCGCGCGTATAGCCAGCGCAGATCCACGTCGCCCCCCATCGGAGCCGGCGCACCTGTCTCAAAATTGCTTTTATATGCAGCGCCCTCGTGCGCAAACGTGCTCTCGGGCTGGTGATCCAACAGCTTGCCGTTAAAATTGCCGGCGTGGGGCTTATTATTAATGATGGCTGCACAGTTCCGCTCAAACGTGGTGCCGGTGCCGTCGTAGGGTCCATACCACGCAAAGCGCGGATCGTTTGTCGCCGGGTCTACATACCGGTGCTTGAGCGATACAACCATAATGTGATTCATGTTGACTTGATCGTCGCCGTACGGCAACCAAAACCACACCTCGTTTTCGGCTGCGTAGAATACGGCAAACGTCTTATGCAGGCGCGTCTTATTAAGCTGGTCCCAATAGCCCAAATCCAGCGCGTAACTGATTTTTTCGATGGTGTCGCCGCCGGCCCACATATAAATGCCGTCGTCCAGCACAAACATCTGCGCGTTGCCCGGTATCGTTACGATAGCACGGCCCGACAGTGTGCCGCCCTGCTGCGGGTTGCGCGGGTCGGTCGTTGTGCGCTGCTGTAGTTGGTATGGGATCGTGGCGTTGCCCGTTGGCAGCAATACAGCAATGAAGTCCTCTGTGTGTATTGCCAGCGCGTTCTGAAGCGGCTGCAGCCCCGTAATGGGCGACCCGAGATTATAAAACGACGATGCGCCGTATGTCTCAGCGTCACCCGCGTCCGAATACCAAACGCGGTCGAGGTCTGCGTTGGTGTTGGCAAAAAAGACGCGGTTATCAAAAAAGGCAACGTGCTTGGCCGAGGTAAACCGACTGCTGACATTGAGCGTGGCAGCGTTACCGGCACCCGTCCATTTCCACGGCGGGTTTACGCCATTGGTCGCAATAAACGTGTCAAACGCCCTGACCCACTCAAACGTGTTGTCGTCGCCTACCGTGACCGTAACGCTGCCCGTTATATCTGTCCAGCCGCTGTTGTAATAGTAAACCTTAGACCCGGCAACGATCACGTCGTATTCGGTGCCAGTAGACGGCACGCGAAACTCTGCAGCCATCGTCAACGTAGGTGTGCCGGCAATGGCCGACTCTGACTCATACGAAGTCGTGCCAAGCACTTTCTCGATTGCTGCTGCCGCCGTTAGCCGCGCATTAGTCATCGTGCGTATGCCTGACGGCGGTATGTCCTCTGCTGGCAGATCGTAGCGCACGCCCATCGGCCACGGCCCGTATTTAATTGTCTCCGCAGCTATCGGCATTAACTGGCCTCGACCACCAACGAGTTGTCCGTGCGCACCATGTACGCATACGATTCATCCGAGGCTGGGAAACGCCTGTTGCCCTGCTGGGCGAGGTTCTGGCGACGCATGAGCTGCACCACGCGACCCAACTCAGCCGCCTCGCGCTGCGCTCCACCCTCGTCGCCCTTCTCCTCGTAATACAGTTTGGCCGCACCGTAGACTAACGCCGACTCAGCAATCTGCGGGAATCCCAACGACAAAAACGTGGAACTGTCATTGCTGGACGTCCATTCGCTTACGGCCATCTGATACCGCACGCGAATCGTGACGTTGGTGTCTGACGGCGTATAATACAACTCTATTACAGGGTAACCCGTAGTCGAATCAACGCCGCCTACAAACACCTTATACACGTTGCCCGTTAAAGACCGGTCCTCGTCGAGCAGGTCGTATTGGTCTGGCCCGACGATCTCTAACGGCCACTCATCTGTTTCGTTGACGAACGACCACCAGTTTGTGACCGAGCCACTGACGGGCGTGTAAACGCGCGTGTTTACCGAACTGGAGTAGGTTGCCGTGACACCGCTGGTGCCACCCGTAATCGTTTCTGACGCGGTAAAATCGCCACTCTCGCTATAGATATACACCAGCCCATTGGCCGTGTCGTGCGAGTCTACAGTAGCTGTAGAGCCGCTCGTGCCGCCTGTGATCGTCTCGCCCACGGTAAACGTGCCGCTGGCGCCGGTGACAGTAAACGTCTTGGTCGTCTTGAACGTGGTCGTGCGGTTCAACCACCACCACTTTAGCAGATTAGCTATTTCTATGGCGGTAAGGTTGATATACTGACGCGCACGGTTTTTGAACGTGGCGTTGCCACTATCCAGCCCGACGCGATCCAGTACTAATGTGATGCCATCCGATAATGTCATTCAGCATATTTCACGATGTTGTGATGTTGACCCACGCACCCGCTTTGTAGACCTGCAGCTCGTCGTCAGTCGTGTTATAGATGATCCAGCCGTTAGACGCCGTCAGCGCATCGCGCGCCGCTGTCGTTAAGGCCGGCGCCGACAATACCTGCCCTATCTCCACCACGTCGAACTGTGCTACCGTGCCAAACGTAGTAACCTGTTTGACGCGCCCGGCAATAGATGGCGATTGGCGTATCTGCTGCATTACGCTATGGCTATGCCCTCATCCTCTGGCATCACTTGATCGGCTGCAATGTCAAACCGGACGTTGCCGTCCATCTTTTGCCCGATCTTATGACCGTCTAAAAACTTTTTATAGTTTTCGGACAGCAATAAACGACCGTCACTGTCGCGCAGCGCCTCGGCCTTGTTGTTGGTATCACCGTTGGCGCCTTTATACATTAACAGCCACGACGCCGGCAATGGACGAAACCCCTTAGGGTGCGCCACTTCAACGCCGCCATACACGCGCAGCGCAGGCTCTTGGGTATAGTCGCGTTCGTAGTTGCCAATAGCCGGCCCCTTGCCCGGGCCTAACCCAAACAGGTCGCGCGTCTGCTCGTTGCTCGCCAGCAGGTCAGCCAATCCCACAGCTACAGACGGGTCTGCTTTGGCCTCAGCAATCAACTGCTCAATCAACCCTGACGGCTTGCTTTGCGGCTCGACCTGCTCCTCGACGTCCACTAACGGCTCAAGGTCGCTGTTGGCCTCATCAACCAGCGCCAACGCACTCTGATCGGGTTCGCCTTTAGTCGCGCCAATAGGTTGGCCCATTTCGTCAAACTCTGCGGTTGCTGCACTTCTACGCTTTGCCATATATGCCTATGCGGTTTGTAGGTGGGTGAGGTCACTTGCCCCACCCACCCGATTAAACGCTACGGTTAGTTGCTCGCGTCCGTCACAAACGGATGCGTGATGCTCGACAACGTCGTGCCTCCCGCATCTGCCGCGACAGAAAACGCGCCGTAGATCAAGTCGCCGGCCACCGCTGCGTCGTCAACCGACCCAGCCGTCGCCGTCAGATACAACACAGCACCGTCAGCAACGTCGCCGCTGGTGATCGGGACCGTGCCGTCAACGCAATACCAACCATACTGGCTGGCAACGTTAGCAGACATCGCCACGCCAACCTTGCCCTTGGCATTGGCCGAGGCGCGCGTCGTGGTAAAGCCAGCGCCGTCAATGGTCACGAGGTCGCCGGCAGCAGTGCTGGCAGCGCCGAGACAATAAACGAACTCGCCCGTACCACGAGTGGGGTTGTTCAGATCAACAGCCTGCACGCGCGTACCGAGCGGTGCCTCTTGATAGGTAGACGTTTCGTCAATGTCCTGATTGAACGTCGGCCCGTTTACGATTTTATACGCCATTAAGTTTCTCTCCTCTTAGATGCCGGTGATAGCGGTCGCAACACCGAGGCGTCGGCGATTATTGGTTATTTGCTGTACACCAGCGACCATGTAGGAAAGCTGCCCGAGCTGACCGCTGCTCTGCAGGGAGACAAACGGCGTTTTCTTGAAGTTGGCCTGACGCATGACACGCAACTGGTGCGCGCGCTTGTCAACGAAATACGCGTGCGACGCAGCAATGTCATCGTCAGCAATCACGCTGGCGCCCATGTAGCCGGGGAACTCCTGACCGTTAAGCCCATTGAGCTGCGTGCCGCGCAGTTCGACATAACCCTGCGAGGTCAACGCAACGCGATAGGCGCCGGCGATGGAGTAGGTCGTGAAAATGGCGTCAGTGCGACCGCCCTGCTTGCGGACCGAATCCATAACGGCATTAAAACGCGTAACGCCGTTAAAAATGTTGGTGGTCGTCTGCGAGAGGAACGTCGTTGCTGTGGTGTCTTTCTGGTTCTGCCAGAAAGTGCTGGTGCTGCTGTCGATACCGCCGACAGTACCGGTGCCGGCGTCGGCGATAATATCCTGCAGGCCGAGCATGGACTTGCCCGACTGCGCGCCGCAGGCATCTTCGTTAATGGTTTTCAACAGCGAGTTCATGGCGTTGTCGCCAAGACCGGAGAGCAGGTCAAAAATCTCCTCGGCTCCGCTGTTTTCCCAGTTCTCCGTATCGCTCAACACAATCGGCACCGCGTAATAGCGCCGCTTGTAAAACGCCGACTCAAACGGATCGCGGGGCGACTTGCTCAGAGGATCGTACTTATCAAACGCCTCGGCAGTGCCGGCGCTCGACTCGAGCAAAATCTGGATTTCTTTCCCGCCGCCATCTACCATCATGCTGCCACCACCACGCTTACGCATGGCGTCGATGACATTGTAGGGCTGAAAAATGTTATCCACCGTTTCCGGTGCTATGGTGCGTCGCGTGGACGACCATCTGCTATCCCAAACTTCAGAAGTGGTCTGTGCCATTCTATCCTTCTATTGTTCTTGCCTACTCGAACGTCTGGCGAATCTCGGCCAACGCTGCATCCTTCGATATTACCCCGGTAGCGGGTGCGCGAACGCCGGCTGATTGGCCGCGTGTCGCTGCGCCCACTTTGGCTTGCTGCCGCTGCGTGCGCTGCGTCTGGCGTGCCTCTCGCGCCTCGTTTGCTGCGCGCCCCGTCCAACGGCTCAGTAGATCGGTCAGGGTGTATCGTTCGCCCGTTGCCGGGTTTATGCGATTCAGGAAACCCTTGTTGTTTCGTAGAAACTCCAACGTCTCTGGATCGGACGACACACTGTCCCCAAACACCTCAACAGCCTCAGCAATCTGTTTCTGCATAGCCTGCTCATATTGCTGCTGACTGTTTTGCTGCAACTGCTGCAATGTTTCGCGCAGTTGCCCGATGCCATCTAAGCCTAACTTTTGAGCCTCTTGCTGGAACGTCTGCATAGCCAACTGCTGCACATACTCAATGCCGGCGGCTTGCTCCATAAGTTGTCGCTGCTGCTCTGGATCGGTTGCCTGCATCGCTGCGCGTCGCAACGACTCTGCATCACCCCGTGACTGTTCCTGCACCGTAGGCGCCTGTGGTGCCTGCGCTGCTTTCTTCAGTTGCTCAATCGACTCCATCTCGCGCTGTTTCCACGATTCAAAGTCTTGGCGCTGCTGGGTAAAATATCGGTCTGCCTCGCGGCGATCCCGCTCCAACGGCGATAGGTCGTCATTGGTTTTTGTGCGCTTTGTTGCGCTTGGTGCTGCTCGTTCGACTTCGTCAGCATCGGTCTGCCCTGCATCTGGATCGTCGAGGTCGCTTCGGGGTTGGTCCAAATCAAGCATCCCCAGCCCCATCTCATTGATAGGTGCTGCAGATCGTGATTCTGGCCCCTCAGACGTCTGCCCCTCGGATACGGCAGGGTCCAGTGCTATCTCGGTCATACGTTACTGCTCCTCAAATAAAAACGCGCCGACCAACCGGATTGTAGGAGTTAGTGCCGTAACTCCCACTGACCCGGCACGGTCAGCGCGTTAATGGTGCTGCGACTCGGCGAGCCGCTTTGCTTACTGCAAACTATTCGTTGTCGCTAAATAATCCTGCACTCTCTACGGTGCGGCTCAAATCACCCGATGCGCCGCGATCCACCCTGTCCCACTCAATTTGTTTCATAACCTCGTCGAGACTGTCGGCAGCGATAGTCTGGCCCTGTGCGCGGCGCTCGACCTGCCGATTGCGTGCGTCCCACGTCTCGGCTTCGACCTGCCCGCGGCTCTTGTGATCGCCTTCCTCCAGCCCCAGCGCCTTGAGCTTGCGCCGCTTGTCGGTCGCGTTGTCGTAGTATAGCCCCGTCTGCGGATCGGGCAGCGGCTGATTGTGGCCTTGCGTTGACATCAAGCGATTAAACGCGCCAAACGACCCGAAATGGATCGTGGCCGGCTGCTTGCACTCTGGACAGGTGCGCGTCTTGTCAGGCCCACCGCCGGCAATGGTGTAGTAGACGTCCGTCTCTACATGACCCAGCCCACAGATGTAGTTGTGTGTCGGCATATTTTTTGGTATTCTGGACTAAATTTGTTATATTTATATGTCCATTAACGGAGAATCGAAAATGTCTCAAGCACCCATAGGATCAGCCCACGACGATGTCGTTCTGGATTACATGATTCGTCACGGTAAAGATTTGACTGCCGACGTTTATTTAGCATACAGCTACCCGGATGGCGTCCCATCTGACATTGATCTATACGAAGTCTTGCCGGAAGATCTTTGGCATACCATTAAGGTTTAGCCCAATCTGGCAAATCTATCCCGCCGGCCATCTGCAACACAGATTGCTGTAATTCTTGCAGCGACAAAGTTCCTTTTTTGTATTGCTGAAACAGATTATCAACCGATGAAACAAACGCTTTATTGCGTTTTTGTTCCGGCGTATATAATCCGCGTATACCTTCCCATGTAACAGACTGCATCTGCCGAGGTTGTATGCCCATATCAGCAGCGGCCTCTCGATAAGCGTCTGCGTGAACCGGGTAAGATCCCTGTACGCCCAAAACATTAGACGATGGCCCACCTCCAAGATTCTGCTTGACTTCCAATGAACTACCGGATAATGGTCGCAAAAGACCTGCGGCTATGGCGTGCGTATCCATTGTGACGTCGCCATAAGGCGATTGCGGATCAGCTATATTGTTGTAAAAATTTCTAACCTTATGCTGAACTCCCATGCTGCGACTGATGTTTTCTTTAGACGGGTCTTTTATCACACTGGCCGCTTTTGCAATGTCTGCAAATGCACCCCACCCACTTGCGGCGTTTTCACCTTTTTTAGTTTTAACAACATTGCCAAAATCGCCCTCTGGCGTGATAACCCTATACCCTTTGTCGCGCATTGTTTCATCAAAAGCGCGTATCCACAACGCTTGTTGCAATGGTTCGTCAATTTCGGCTAATGTTTTTCCTCGAATAGCATCAATATCTTGGCGCCAATCACTGCGCGAACTTGATCCCGGCGCCGCATAAAACTTATCCAAAAATCTTTCCATCTTAGCAGTCCACGGCATTGTTGATTGATTTTGCACCGTGTCTATGACGCGCTCGGCCAATGTTACATTCTTAAACCAATCCATTTGTGGAGATAACGCCGCTAATACACCAGACGCCGCCTCCATTGTCACGTTATACCGACGCGCAAACTCGTTTGCTATTTTGTTTGCGCCGTCATACCACAATTTTGACCTATCTCTGATCTCTGGCGGCATCTGTTCAAAAATAAATTCTAAATTAGCCTTATCATGGTCTTTCATGGCTTGAATTATTTTATCTGCATCACCGCTTTTAGCCACGTCGTCTGTGATGTTTACATACCGGCCTAATTCTTTGCCCATTTTTGCAGTAAGTTTTTCATCACGCCGCATGACATCTGTGTCAATAGTCAAATTTTCAACTAACGGATCTTCCGTAATGGTCGCGCCTTTTGGAATCCTTGTGCTAATCCTTTGACCCGGCATATAATCGGAAGTCTTTGCGTAACTGACGTCCTCTCCAACGTCTGACAACAAATCTCCCGCTTGCCGCATTGAACCGACAATGGCCGGCGTCTGTCGCGCCTTGCTCAGATCGACAATGTCCTGCACCGCTTTTGACGCCGGCGGCAGCTTGCCCAACCCCATTGCCGCCGCACCCAGCATACCCACCGCCTTACTGCCCGGCAGGATCAAATCCTCCAGCCCTGCAACGGCGCCTAAGCCCTTATCCAACACCTCTTGCTCCATGCCCTGCCCGAACGCTGTCGCAACCTCTGCAGGCCGCTCTGTGACCGCTGAGACAATGTCTGGCAACGTGCGCCGCACCTGCTGGCCCAATGCCTCGGCGCGCTGCGGCTGGCCGATAGACCCGAGCACGTCGCCCACCATGCCCAGCGTCTCGCCGGTAGACTGCACCAAACCGCCCGGCGTCTGCGTGACCAGCGCCTCCAGCAAACGCGCAATGCGCTCCTGTTCAGGATCGAGCGGTGGCCGGCCAATGGCGCTAGAGGAAAAGGTCGGTGTCAGATTCATTTAGTAGTTCCGGGCCTGCGCCTGTGCAACGTCTACAGTGCGCTGTGCGTTAGACTGGACCTGACGCATCAGATCCTGCTCGTTGGTAGCAGCGGCGGCAGCACGGCCTGCAGCGACCGGTGATGCCGTCTCGCCCTGCTGTGCCTGTTGTGCGGCCTGCTGGTGCTGCTGTAAGTGCTGGGCGATGGCTTGATCAATGGCCTGCAGTTGTTGTGCAGCAGCGGGGTTTGCCGGCTGGCCCATCATATCGCGCGCCTGCGCCGCCATCTGCAACTGTTGATACTGCTGATGCTCGCGGTATTTAGCGTGGACGCCGGCGTGCGCGAGGTGATCCTGCTCGGCTAACACCTCGATGGGCTGACCCGCCATGACGCGGTCGTTCTCATACTGGGCTGCGCGTTCGGCCTCGACGTTGTTCTCGTCGCGTAGTATTTGCTCAACATCGGCGACGCCGTTGGCCGTGGCTGCCAGCTTATCGACTTCCATCTGGTCAAAATTGGGTCGCTGCGCCGCAAACGAGACGAACGCCATCGTACGGTCGCGCTCAAGTTGTGCGTAGAGCGGCTGCGTGCTGCCAGTCTTTGTCTCGATGCGATAGTTCCATAGGAAATCGCTGGTGCGTAGTGCGCGTATCACACGGTCCTCCCCATCTGGCGCCACGTTCTCAGCAAAATTTTCTGGAACGTAACGCGGGTCGCCCATGATCTGGAACGCGTTGCGCACAATGCGCTCATAGAACCCGTTGACCGCCGCCTCCATCCACTGCCCGTTAATCTGTGCCGCAGCAGCGACAACAGCAGCCTCGGTCGCGCTGTCCGTTGAGCCAGCAGCCGGCGGCTGTAGCGCAGCAATCTCGCGCTCCATGCCCATGACTATACCAAAAAAGTTATATACGTCACCCGGCACGCTGCCCCACGCCAACTCCCTGAACGACGACAGATCCTCTAATCCGATAACCTCACCGTCCCGGCCCGTGCGGATCAACTCGGCCAGCTCGGGGTTCTGCTCCAACTCGCTGTTGGATACAGCAGCCATGCGGCTTGTGCGCTTGAGCATATCGCTAATGCGGGACGTCTGCTCTATGATCGCGTTTTGAATATCCTCGAGGTATTTCAGATGCCCCTTGGGGTAGAACGTCTCGGCGCTCAAATCGAATTTGATTGCGGCGAACGGAAACCCCTCCTCGACCAACCAACCGGGTTGGTCGACGCCATTTTCCAGATCCAACACCGGCTCAGTCGGCTCACCTGTTGCCGGGTCCAGATTGAACACCGGCATACCAAATGTGTCCGACACCTGCGGGAACTGCATTTTGCGATATGGGTGCGGGATGTCTTTAATCGGTGCGTCAACGCCGGCGGCAAACGTAACTTCCCGGCGCTCAATGCGATTGTGCCAACGCTCAAGTTGCACAAACTCGCCGTTAGCAATCGCCTCGCGCATCGCCTCCTGCTCGCTGCTCTCGTAGCGCGCGCCCATCAGATCGCCATAGCCGAGTTCGTCGTCCTTGCCCATCGACGTCGGCCTGAGCGCCTTTTTGTTCTGAATGGTGGGGTCGTCCAGCAGAAACTTGAGCGGAACCCAGAATTTTTCGCGTATGTATCGTTTATCGCCGAGACGGTGCGGACTGCCGGTGGGATCTACATGCACGCAATGGGGTGCTACGCGCGTAGCAACGACAATATCCTCGTACATATCGTCGTTGGTTGTGTATGGCGCGATAATATCATCGCCCGGCGGGTTGTAATCGAGCCTGACCCAGCCGACGCCACAAAACAACGCGTCAAAAATCGCTTGGTGCACATGGGATTTAAGGCTGGTCAGGTTCATCCACGACGCCGACGCGCGCTCGAGGATTTCGGCCACGCCTTGATTGGCTTCGTCGTCTACAGAAAACTGCTGGACTGGATAATTGTGTGCTATAGTGCCGAGGATCTGACGCACGACCGGGTAAAATCGAGAAACCTTGACCACGTCCTCGGCCCGTAGGTCGCGTATACGTTTGTCAAACTTCAGGTCGTAGGCGTCGTACAGTCGTTGCCACTCGTTAGACCGCTCACGATAGAGCCGGTCCAACATCTCACCCTCTGCCCTATACCACTTTTGCTCGTATCGGTTCACTCAATAGTTTATCCATATCGTCCTTGCATCTCATCGCGCAATAGCTGCGATATTAACCTGTCGCCGTCGGCCTGCTTGGCGTTGGCCCTGCGACGCGCCTTGTAAACGTGGTTGACGCCGTATCGGAGCGCGTCTGCGCCGTGATCGTCGCCCCCCTTTGCCACGTCTTCTGGGTTGCGCGTGTCCCGCTGCACTGACAGCAGCGAATCCAAAATAGGGTCGGCATACCCCTCGAAAAACTTTAGCCTGCCGTGGTGCAGCAGGTTGCCGACGTTGCGCCAGCCGTTGACCCGATCCATGTTGGCGCGGGTCAGAAATACGCCGGCCTCTTGAAACGTGTCGGCCACCGAGCGCGCCTGCGACGCCTCGCCCGGCGCCCTCTTTGTCCACATATCGGACGGTGCCAGCACCTGCCTCGGAGAGCGCCCCACAATGCCGCGCCCCTTAGTAAACGGGCATTGCTCAATTAAATTTTTGACGCCCCGAGCGTGTTCAGCGCCGGCCCCTGACGCGTAGTAGCTACTAACGACCCACACGTCGTCGTCGTAATCGACGGCCAGCAGGCATCCAACCGTTGGGTTCTGCTCGCCGTAATCGAGCGAACAAAACAGCGGCCAGTTGTCGGGTATCTCGAACGGCTCTACCAGCAACTCATCGCGCGCAACAGAAAACATTGAGCCGGGGCTGCTGTCCCAATCGCCCTCTAACCACGCCCTGACCAGATCAGGGTCGCCTACGCCCTGCAGCCGCTGGATATAGTCAGGGTCGTTTTCCAGCAGTATCTGGTTGTCCTGCACCCGGCTCGGGACGAATAACCTCACCATGCCGGTGCGCCTGTCCCTAAACGGCACGTTGCCAGCCGGCCAGCGGTCAATCGCGAAGTAACTTTTAACCTCGCCGTGGCAGCGCCCGCCCGGGTTGCCTGTAGCTCTGACCCGCTTGTTCTGTGCCGGGCCACGCAACGTCGCCAACATCTGTCGGTAAGGCATCATCGACGGCCACGTTGGTAACTCGTCCCAGCCGATCCACGAGTAGCTGTGGCCCTGATAGTTGACAATATCCGCGTCATTATCGAGGTGCCGCAGACTCAACTGTGCGCCGTTTGCCCAGCGCCATTCCTTTGCGCCTACTTTCCAGACGCCGCCCGTCAGCGGGAATATCTCCAGCGTCTGGCGTATGATCTCATCCAGCTCGGGGTAACTGCGCCGAAACAAGATGCCGCGCCAATTACTGCCCTGCTCGATGTCTTGTAGCCAGTCCCCACAGAGGTAAGACGATTTTCCGCCGCCTCTGGCCCCGCCGAACAGCAGCTCCTGCACCACATTGCGAGCGACGATGGCGTTTAATTGCGGTCCTAACTGTGGCGACCACGCATAGGTCGGTTGGACCGCTGCGCTCACTCTGTCGCCTCAAGCACCTCAGCGCGCGCCGCCTGCACGCGTTTGCGGATCTCAATCCACTCGTCTATTGAATTAGCCGCCGGCGGTGTGTCGGCCCTGACTGTGACGTTCTGCTCAATCGGCTGCTTATCAACGCCGCTAATCTCACGCCGCTCAGACCAGCCGCCGCGCGTTTTCAAGTAGAACATCGCACAGGACTTATCGTTGGACATTATGCCGTCCAATATCACATTGCGCGCCAAATTGCCGACGACGCGGTCACAGTCCTCGAGTGCTTCCTGCACCTGCGGATACCGCTGTGCATAGTTCCAGATGGTTTTCTCAGTGCAGCCCAGCACATCCGCTGCGTCCATCCTGCTGCCATTGCACGCGTGCAGTGCCTCGACGACTTCCTCTATCGAGTAGCTTTCTTGCCTGTTGCGCTGCTTGCGTTTTTGTCTTTTTTCGGCCATCGGTAACTATATAAGTAGTAAATGCACTACGCCCACCCGGCGATCTCGTCGTTGAGCCTTAGCCACTCGGCCAGCGTGCGAGCTCTGCGGCGGCGCCACCAGCGAATCAATAGGACCATAGTGCCGGGCGCGGAAATCCGTCGTCTGCGCGCATCCCGTCCAAATGAATAAATCGACCATTGTGGTCGCCCGTCTGCGCAATCCCGATGCCGCTAAATCCCAGCTCGCACGCAGCCCGTAGCACCGCGTGCGCCGTCGCGCCCGAGCACTGAATATCTACCGCACGCCCGTAGGTGTGTGCGCCCTTTTTCTCTTTGGATGCTTCGACTGGATGGTCTGGGGATCTGTAAAAACTGGTCACGGTCAGCGGTGCGTTGACCAAAACGCGCAATTTTTGCACGCTATCCATGAAATCAGGGTCAATCGCACAATCACCGGTGTGCCGGCAGGCGATCTCGCCGAATCCAAAATTAGGCCAACGGTCTACCGGCCAGCTATCGAGTGTGTAGGTCTGCTGGGCCATTGCGCCTCGTTTAGTGTGGGCTAACGCCGGGACGATAGTCAGCGTTAGCCCACCCCGGAGTTTATTAATCAGTTTAACAAAAACTGGTTAACACTATAAATATAGAGATTTTTACCCTGAAACCCAAATTTACATAGTATTTTTTATAGGACGCGTAAATAAAATTATGTCAATCTATGAAAAAAACACGGAGTTATGCATAAATTTTAAAATCATACTAAAAAAAAACTTGTCAGGTTAAAAACACTGGCGCATATTACATTTGCAAAATAAACAAGAGCGTCTATATTTGCACTGCACAGGCGTGCAGTTATTCTTCGTCGGGGCGGTATTCGAGGAACGCACCGGGCTGGCAGTCGAGCGCGGCACATAAGCGGTTGATCGTTGTAAGTCGTGCGCTTTTATGGCCCTTTAAATTCTTGTTCAAGGCCTGCGGAGTTAGTCCAGCGCGCCGGGCCAGCTCAGACATTGATTTTATGCCGGCACGCGCGCTTAGTGCTATTAAAGATTTTTGATTTATCATAATCATATAATACAAAAAAAAAGCCTATAGGTCAATAAAACTCCTTGACGTTATAGTCCCATAGGACTATATTTGGATATTATAATTAAAGACGGGCCGGTTCGCCTCACTCGCAAAAGTTGTCGAACCGACCCTCCACCATCACACCCGGAGGTGCTTCGGTATGCGTATAACTTCGCTATTATCTGCACATAACACAAGAAAAACCGGTCTGACCGCGGCAAATATTCTGCTCGCGCTGTCTGCCGGTTATTTTTTTGTGCGCGCGTTTGTGCCGTTTCTGATCGAGGTGGCCCTATGACGCGCTCCTGCCCCCACTGCATTAAAACCCAATATATCCACAGCGGTCGTTGGATCTGCAGCGACCACGCTGGTTGTGGCGCGACCGCCGACCTGACGCTGGACGAACTACGCGACGCCGTCGACGACTTCACGGACCGCATTAGCCGCCTGCACCGCCTGACCAGCGGCACGCCTACGCCGACCAGACTGGAACGTATCGCCAGTCTACACAAGCAGCGCGCTGCCGTGATCGTCACACTCATGGAGGAGCTGGAGATCCTGCTGGACCAAGCCGAAAACGACTTCAACTACGTCCAGACCGTCTACCGGAACACCCCGAAAGACTACCACGAGGACGCCAGCAGCGACGCTGAAATGTCCATGCGGCATTTGTCGCAAGAGATCAAAGAGTTGGCTGCGCTCAACTGAGCGTAGCCCCTACATAGCAGTAAAAAGTATCCGGTGGCTACGGCCACAAAGCTCGAGGGAGAGGTCGCGCAGGGATGGCGACACGCTACAAAACACCGAGGAAGATGCCGGCATGAGGATGACCGGCTACCGCCCCGACAAAAGTAGCGACCGAGATCAGGGCATCATGGCGGGGCACTCGCTGATCGCTTGAGGTCGCTACACAGTCCGACAGTTTCCAACCCGCGAGGCCGTATGCCAAAGCGAGGGAGAGACGGCTGGCAGTACCTATAGCCTCCGTCTCTCCCCTACCTGCCGATGCCAATTAAAAAACACACTAACCGGAGCATAGGACGATGATAGCACACAGCAACGAATTAGACAAAATCGCCGCAGCACTCAGCGCGTTTCAGTCGCAGGTGGCCGGCGTCAGTAAAAGCGGCATTAACCCACACCTTAAAAACAAATATGCGAGCCTTGAGGATTGCTGGACGGCCATTCGTGAGCCGTTAGCTGCCAACCAACTGGCTGTAACTCAACTCGGCAGTATCGTGGACGACCGCGAGGTGCTGGTCACAACGATCTGGCACGCCAGCGGTCAATACATCAGCGGCTACCATCCCCTATCTGACGCCGCCGGCACCAAGTCGATGAACGCCGACCAAGCGCACGGATCTGCACTGACCTACCTGCGCCGCTACGCACTGTCGGCTGCGCTCGGTTTAACGCCGGCAGACGATGACGCTTCATCGGCAGGTCCCCCGCCAAGAACCAACGGCAGGGCGCACCCTGTAAAAAAACAAAACACAGCAAAAGACGAGCAGGCTGCGTTTATCCGTATGTGCAACGACCTGCAGGCGCCCGACGCAGCACTCTATGCGCTGTTTAAACAATACGAGGTTGACGGACTCGACAACGTCCCGGCTGACAAACGCCGGTCATTTTTTAACGACCTAAAAACTGAAATAGTAGCCCAGAAAGCAGGTGTGTAGTGCGTGGTGTAAATAAAGCAATCATCGTCGGCAACCTCGGTGACGATCCCAAATCGAACGTCACTGGCAGCGGCACCGCCGTCACAAATTTCAGCGTCGCAACGAGCGAGAGCTGGGTCGATAGTAACGGCGAGCGGCAGGAGCGCACCGAATGGCACCGCGTCGTGGCGTGGCGCAAACTGGCCGAGATCGCCGGCAGTTATCTGCGCAAGGGCAGCAAGGTCTATATCGAAGGCAAACTGCAAACGCGCGCGTGGGAGGACAGTAACGGCGAAAAACGCTATACGACGGAAATCGTAGCCGACGAGCTGCGTATGCTGGACGGGCGCGACGAGGCGCCGACAGTCAGCGTCTACACACCACCACAACAGGCCGGCGACGACCTGCCCTTTTAACTGCTGGGCTGGCTCGGTGACTGCTGCCGCTACTGGGAGATGGCGGCATCTGCAAAGGGGCGCCGGGCCAGCCTACAAACAACGGACGATTACTATGAGCGAAAACATTGATTACACGCTGCGATTTCTCAAGGAACGCAAAACGTTTGAGCGGCAAAAACATCGCGGCGGCATAGGGTATCTCATCGCGTTTCTGGACGAGACGGGCTTGCCTAAAACAGCGGTGTCTGAGGCATTGGGGCTGTCAAATGATTGGGTATCTAAACGAATAATGCGCAATGACATTCCGAAAATCCATTTTGCGCGCCTGCATGAACTCGGAAAATACTACCAAGAACATAAGGAACTACCAACACCGGCGTATTTAGACACGGTGGCTCCGTACCCGAAAACGTTTAAGGACTCGCAAAAACATCGAAAAATTGCGGCAATTAACAGGCCATCAATGAAAAAAAATGGCGTGCGTCGCATTTCTATCTATGTGCCTGAAAAACTATTGAACGATCTGCTGTCTAAATGCAATGACGACAGCATATCAGAAGCCACACGCATCGCTATTGAGCATTATCTAAAACCGCCAACGCCGCCAGCACCGCCTGCGGTACCGCAACTTACGCGTAAACTGACGTGGTGGGAACGCCTCGGGCGGGTATTTAGATGACGCTCATATTCCACACGCTGATCCCAACAGCCAACGAGTACATCAACTACGAGCGCACGCACCGCCAGCGCGCCGCTACCGTCAAACGAAACACTGAGACGGCACTGGTGACGGAGTGCCGCCAGCAAAAAGCGCAGCCCGTAGCCGACTACCCCGTCCATCTCAACTATCTCTGGTTTCGGCGCGACAAACGCACAGATAAATCGAACATCATTTTCGGCCAGAAGTTTGTCGAGGACGCGCTGCAAACCGCTGGCGTGCTGCGCAACGACGGCTGGAAAGAGATCAATTCAATCGTGCATGAGTTCGCCATTGACCAACGCAGCCCGCGTTTGGTCCTGACCATCACACAGGCGCAAGAAAATGAAAACGTATAGCACACAAGAAGAACTGCGCGACGCACTAAAAGCACTGCCGATCCACTCGCTGACGGCGCGGTCATATTACTACATGCTGATCAACGGTGTTGGATACGAACCAAACCTAAAAAAGCGAAAGGGGTCTGCCGACAATGTCTACAGCATTGCAATTAACGGAATTGACGAGGGAATCGGAATCACCGGAGAGCTATTTGACCGAGCGCGTAGTAGAGCTGTGGCCCGAGCAAAACGCGAACGAGAATATGATAGCACTCGCGCAGATTCACTCCGTCGCATCGCAGCTAACGCCGAACGATACCGCGTCGCAGCACCCGCTACTGTCGGTCTACTTAGGCCTGCAGATGCTTTCGATGGGGTTGTTATCGTTGACGGGACCGCAGTTGAGCAAGAGCTGGCAACTATTAATGCAACTGGCAGAAGAGGAACTGAACCGACTGCAGCAGGAACGCGAGCAGAGAGAAACACGCCAACGCTACAAACCGCAGGCCGCCGAGCGACTGGTGCTGCACCTGCCCTCGCCCGTTGAGCTACTGGACCGCTCAAAAGGCACCTATATGCAATTGCAGCGCAGCGGTTTTCATTACGACCACGTTGACAAAGTGTGGCGCGCGTGGGCAGACGACACGACACGCGCGCTGCACAACGAGCTAAAATACACACAATCGAGGGTAAATGCGCTATGACACAATTCCCCCTCTCTCCCCCACCGAGGAGCGCGAATATCTATCGCGCTACCAAGACACCGGCGACCCGCACGCGTTAGATCAGCTTGTGCGCAGCAATATGCGTTTTGTTCACAAAGTAGCGCGGGAAATGTGCGCCACGGGCGATTACAGCAATTGCCTGCAAGCCGGCGCCGTGGGATTAATCACGGCAGCACAACGCTACGATTTATCCAACGAGTGGCGTTTTATCAGCTATGCGGTGCACTGGATTCGCAAAGAAATTTACGATCTGTATTACGACCAACGTATATCAACGCCGACGGAGGTGCAAAACGACTACGCAAGGGCAATCGAACAAAATGACGCACCAACCCCACCGCCGCCGCCGGCCCACTACAGTGAGGCAAAATGCAGGTTGTGGGAGATACACGCAAATCGCAACAAAACAGTTACTGCGGCAACGGTAGACCTACCCGACCCGTCGCCCAGCGCACTGGAAACTATGGTTTTAGAGGACGACAGGCGCGACGCCGTGCGCGTGCTGGACGTGCTGGACGAGCGCACCCGCGATATAATGAAACGCTATTACGGTATAGGCACAGAACCTGAAACGCAGGCCGATATTGCCAGAGACGCAGGACTTACGCGCGAGCGTGTGCGGCAAATAATAGACTACGGTCGGCGGCGTTGTCGCAACAGTATTCGTCGGAGCGCGCGCAATGTCTGACAACAACGACGATCCCATAACACAATTTATCGCCGCAAAAATCGACGAGATTATGGCGCTCGAACGCGCACTGCGTAAATCAGAAGATCAGACGCGCGAGGCTCGACACCAACTGCGGGTGTGCCAGACCGAGCGCGAACATTGGCGCGCGCGCGCGCTGCGAGCTGAATCTGCGTGACGCTCGACTGCCAAACGCCCGTTGGTCGCACGTTTTTGCGCCACGAGGATGAGACGGTGCGGCGCGTGGCCGAACTGTTCAACTGCACCCCGGTGCGTTTGGGTGGCCTTGCCACGTCAACCGACCGGCTGTTTGTGCGGCAGGAAAAATTAGTGGGCGTTGCAGAGATCAAATCAAGGCAAATGAGCCTGCACGATTTAAAACGATTTGGCAGCTATTTGATAACGGAGAAAAAACTTTTAGACGGCGCCGCCCTATCAAAACAACTGCACATTCCCTACGCAGTGGTTGTGCGCCTGCTGCGCGACGATACCATCGTCTGCTGGCGTGTAACAGACGCAACGGGGCAACCTGTTCTACGCTGGCAGACGCAACGCACAGAGACACAACGCTCATGCAACGGCGGGACGGCACTGCGTGATAATGCGTATCTTCCGCTGACGGCAATGCGGCGTTTTTGACGGAGCGACAAACGGCAAAACGGAATAGCCGCTGGGCGCACAAACTTGCAGATAAAAACGCCACGCTTCACCCAGTCGGCTCGACCCGCTTGTTGTGTGGCCCAACCAATGAGGTGAATAAGATGACGCTAAAGATTGAAGTGGCGTCCAGTAGCGACCCCAACACCGTCTACGCCGTCTACGGGCGGCTATTTGACGATGAGAGCCAGTGGTGGTGCGAGTGCATAGGATTTGCCTATCGAAACGGCTGCCGTCACATGGCACTTGCACAAGAAGCGATACGAGGAGGCATCCGAAAGATTGAGGTGTTCGATGCGTAGTAACTACCCGATCAGAAACAGCAAACAAACCGACTGCGCGATATAGAGCATGGCCTGCGGGCAGCAAGGGCCGAGCGCGACTACTGGAAGAGGAGAGCGACGGAATGAAGCCCGAAGATAATAAGTTCCATAAAGGCGCAGGCGATGGCAAACATTATTGGCTGACGCCGCCTGCGCTACTGAGAGAGTTACAAAAGCGTTTTGATTTTGATTTTGACGCTTGTCCATTTCCGAAGCCAGAAGACTTTGACGGGCTTACTTGTGACTGGGGTGCTAGCACGTATGTCAATCCACCGTTTGGCAGTATCATGCACGAGGGGCGCAAAAAAGGTCCAACTGCGTGGGCGCGAAAGGCGATAGAAGAAAGCAAGCAGGGCAAGCGTGTTGTTATGGTTTATCCGATTGATAAATGGGTGCTGATGATGCTAGCCGCTGGCGCAAAGATAGAAAATTTAGGTGATGTGCGCTGGCACGCTATTGAGGATGGCGCGGAAGGCAAAGGAACGGGACGCCATATTGCCATGTTCATTTTGGGCGATGAGGCAGTTGGGTGAGCGAATACAGCGAGTAGATGCACTACTAACTAACGCCGCTGGGCGCGCAAACTTGAGAAAGGATACTCAGATACGGGGTCCACGATGCGCCCAGCGGTATCGCCGCACGATGCCGTTGGAGCAACGGCTGGACACGTTGGATCTATTTGAAGGAACCGAATAATGGCGCTACTGCTCCAACCGATCAACTACGACGAGGCTTGTAAGTTTATCGACCTGCACCACCGTCACCACTCGCCGCCGCAGGGTTGGAAATTTGGCATTGCCGTGAGCAAGGACGAGGAAATCGTCGGCGTTATCACGGTTGGTCGCCCTATCTCGCGCCATCGCGACGATGGTTGGACGTTGGAGGTCACGCGGTGTTGCACCGATGGAACGAAAAACGCCGCGTCTATGCTCTACGGCGCGGCAAGACGAGCGACTTTTGCGTTAGGCTATAAGCGACTCATTACCTACACGCTCTGCTCCAATCCGAATCTGGGACAAGTTTACGATCTGCTGGCTGGCGCGAGTTGGGCGTAGCGGGGGGCGGTAGTTGGAATAGCCCCAGTAGGCCGCGAGTCGATAAAGCTCCAACCGAGCAAAAAACACTATGGGAAACGTTACCCACAAACTAACAATCTAGGAATGATTACAGCTAAGGGGGCCACGATGCGCCCAGCGGTAGACACTAATGGAGAATGGCAAACATGGCAATGGATATACGGCGAGCGGGTAAGCACCAGATACGGGTGGAGCCGATGGAGTGGGAAGGCCAGCCACGGGTGGATATTCGGCTGTGGGTCTGGGCGGAGGAACTCGGCAAGATGATACCGACGAAGCGAGGTCTCTCGGTGCGCTTGGATCAGATCGAGGACATTAGCGGCCAGCTATTGGCTGCCGGCAGGTCGTTCAACGCAAACGGAGTGACAAATGGCGAAGAAAAAACTAACACGCTGGTATAACACCGCCGAGGCCGCCGCCTATCTTGGCCTGCATATCGAGACGGTGCGACGCCTCTGCCGGCAGCGCCAGATCGCGCACCGCAGACTGCGCGGATACCAGTTCACAAAAGAGATGTTGGATGCGTTTTTGCGGTCGCGCACCGTGTTTCAGGCACAGCACCCCGACCCGATGAAGGTGCGCGTGCGGCACGCTGGCGAGGCCGTCAAGCGCGCGCTGGATGAGGATGTGCAGTGAGATATAACGCAACACAACATGCAGCAACATACCGTGACGCAGGATGACAACTCTATTACCTCTTATAGATAGTTAAATTCCAGTTTTATTGTAACTGGTGTATCTGGCTTATCTATTTGCACAACAACGGATAATACGTTTTTCCCCACTGTTCTGGTGCCATATAAAATACGCTGATATTTAATTAACGATAACTAATTAAACAAGCGCAAGTTAAAGGCCCATATTTCCAGCACATTTTTTGGCTCGGTTATATGGGCTTGACAGTCAGTAGATACGCGTAATCACTATAACTTTTAAGTTATACACGGTCAAATGCGCTGGGTCGTCGTCGCTAAATCGTGGGTCAATCACTAGCAGCGCAGCACCGGAGATCCTGCGGTCTGGCAGACCCAAACTCCGGGCATATTCGTCGTAGCGTTTATAGCCGGCTACTCGCAGCGGGTGCTTGATTCGGCCAGACTCGTGATCGCGCACCGCTGGGCCAGACGCAGAGGTGTGGCGGTGGCCGGCAACATATAGGTGATCGTCGCCAAACAGTAGCGCCTTCAGCGGGCCGTGGCCGGGGTTCCACTGTGAATGGCCGCTATGGTCGTGCCGGCAGTTGACGCGCACCTCCACGCCCGACGGCAGCATTAACGCAACACGCACTCCGTGTGCGTCAACGTAGACATTGGCCCGGTCGCACAGCTCACGCACCAGCATCCCGCCGCGATTCCAGAGGTCGTGGTTGCCCATCACAAGGAACAGCCACGGCGCGGCGTTAATCAACCATTTTGATAGCAGCGCGCCCTCCTCTATGGTTGCGCTCTGCGCCCCGTATTTAGCCTCGAGCCGCCCTACCCAATTATTGGTGAGATCGCCAACGTGCGCTGCATATAGCCCGTCTGTACTATTGCACAGGTCAATATCGCGCTTTAACTCCTCGAGGTCGCAGCCGTCGTCGTCAATATGCGGATCGCCTAAAAACATGACGCCGACCGGCCCGTCGGTATGGATCGACACGCGGACCAGATTCGTCGCATCGTTGTGCCGTTTTAGACGGCTAAACCGCTCTATTTTGGCCTGTATTAGCTCATCTACTGATGGCAGTGCAGAGAGGGTGGTGTATCAACGGAAAACGCTTGTGGCGGCGTTTCAGGCGCTATGCGGCGCCATCCCGGGTATCTCGCTAGATAGGCTGCATCGGTCCACGCGTCAGGCGTCAGTTTGCAGCCCGTTCGACGCTGCGGGATCAGCTCGATAGCACGCAGGCGTTTGAGCGCACTGTCCACGGTGCCTCTCGGCATACCTAAATGTTCGGATAGTGCGCGCGTTCCCATTTTTTGGCCGGTATAGACGCACCGCCAAAACATATCGTGTACCGCGCGTTGTGTAGGCGTTAAATCGTCAATCGTTTTATCATCGGTCATGAAATCTCTGCTCATGTTGGATTAGATCGTCACCGAACAATGGCCGTTGCCGGTAGAATAGCCGTATCGACTCGTCGTATCGGTCCAACTTGTCCTCAAGCCGCTTGAGCGACAAATCGAGCCGGGCCAGCACCTCAGTCTGGCGCGCTGCGGCATTGTCGAGTGTGTTAATGCGTTGCTCCATCGTCTCGACGGTTTGCAGGGCGTAGGCCGATAGCGCCATGCCCGCGCTCGCGCCAATCCCCAATCCCCATCGCAGCCAGTTGTCTGTGCGCTCGCTCATTTGCCGTTGCCTCCCAGCAGGGCGCGCCATTGCGTAGGCGTCAGCGCAGAGTAAACAATCTGGCCGGCAGCCCAAGTTGCTAATATGGTCAAGTGGGGACCGAGATCGAGATTAGGCACGACCTCGTGCGCTATAGCCACCAGAAACGCGCCAGCGGCCGACTTGCCGGCGCCCTGTGCTGCGCTCTTTTTGCTCGGTATTTTGACGAGTATTCGGTGGTGGCAGTGGGGGCAGGGAATCTCTGACAGGTCTGACATTCATGCGTGGGCGCCTCCCTATATACTGAGGATTTTCTTCAACGCAGACACCGCCTCGGCCAACTCGATTTTGAGCTGCCGCACGTCGTCGTCAACGTCCTCGTATTTATCAATCAGCTTGTGCGCCAGTCGCACTACATCGTCGATCTCTTTTTTTGCTTGTTTAATCCTACCGCTAACAGTCAGGACTTTGGCTGCGCCCGTAATAACACCAATCATTCATGCCGCCTCGTTATGTGCTGAGTGGGAGCGGGACCGGGAATCGAACCCGGACCTGTGGGAAATGAACCCACCGTGCTGCCGTTGCACTATCCCGCGTCTCTACTCTATTTGTTTTCCATAGCAAAATCCAACGCCTTTAGCGCGCCGGTGATCTCCCGCACCAACAAATCATTTTCTGCCAGCGCCTGTATACGCTCGCTGCGCTGCTGCTCTAAATCTGCGCGCATCTCTGCGAGACTTTTCTTTTCTGGCTGGCTTGCTTGACTATTGGCCTGCTCTAATGGAACGGTTTTGTTTGTCATAAGGTCGCCCCCTTTGCGACGATTGACGTTGTGTTGCTTGCCCCCGCTACCACCACGTTTTTTGTGCCGTGGAACACTCACTTGCGCTTACCTCTTGCCGTCTTTGCACTGGCACGGAACGCCGCCGCCGTCGGTGCGCCCTTGCTGCCCGGCTTGCGCATCTTTTCGCCGCTCCCCGCAGCAATGCGTTTGCGTTTGGCGTGTATGTTTGCGTATAGCCCGCGTTTTGCCATCGTTACTCCCCAGTATAGCCAGTGAAATTTTGACTACCATTTAGTGCGACTTGACCAATAAGCGCCGCTGCTCGGCCCTTTGGCTATGTTTTTAGCATGGCGCGATTTGAAATTTGCGCGTTTTTGTTTCGTTGCCTGCGACTCGCCGGCCTTTGGCTTGCCTGCTGTCTTAGCCCCCTGCTCTCCAAACCGTATCGTCTTAGTCGTCGTGGTCCCGCCCTCTTTATAGCGAGCTACGACAACGTGCGATTTGGTCGGGTGGTTAGGTGTGCGCTTGGGCTTGTTGTAGCCGCTGACGCCGGCACGGGCCAGTTTCGGGTCTTTCTTGGCCGGCATAGTTATCGACCCTTGCGCGTTTTGGGCTTGGGCTTGGGCTTGGCTTTAGGCTTGCTGGTGCCATAGCCGCCTTTCTTGTGCTTACTACCGTACATTGTCACCTCGTTACGTTAGGATGTGGATTAACGCCAACTTTTGCGCGCCTGCGCTTTAGCTGACTTGCTTAGGTCGCCATAGTGATACAGCCGCACACTGCTCTGGTTGTGCGTCCGACCGCTATGCACCTGTCCGTTGGGCATTTTGTGCGATGCGCCGGCGTGCGCCCTGCCATCGCGCGTGTAATGCTTACTTGCTTTTGCCATTTGGTTCTCCCCCATTGCTGCGTATCACGTCGTCACCGCGCTTTACCGTCACGTTACCGCCCTCTACGTCCACCTGCATTGGCGGCTCGGCTCTATCCAGTCGATCCAGCTTTTCGATCAGCTTGTTAATCACAGCAAACTCTGGCTTCTCTTGCTTCTCTACAGCCCCAGAGATGTTCGATAGCATTGAGATCAGCGCCGTCAACGACGATCCAAGCAGACCCATCACCGCCGCGATCTTCTCTTGCTCCAGATACAGGCTGGCCGCTACGCCGATCACCACGATAGCCGTTATGTAGGCCAGCCCATTTTTGCCAATGCTTTTGCCCGCCACATCTTTGGCCGTAGACTGCGCTTCCAGCCGCTGTAGCTCGGCGCGGATCTCGGCTTTGTAGTAGGCCAGCGATTTGCGTTCTTCGTCGGTCATTCTGCGTTAGTCACCCTCGCCAAAATAGAAACCCAGCACCGTGCCGTAGATTCCGATCAGCACGGTTGCGTCAATCTGATTCGTCACGACCGTTTCCCACACAACCAGCCCTGTAAGCGATACACCGATCAGCTGCCGTATGGCCTGTTTGCTCACCCAGCTACTGCGTCCATTGCGGCCAGCAGCGTGCGTTTTCGGCGTGCTGCTGCCCTGCGGCATTACCTCGCTCACGGCGTGCTATGCGTCTACTGCGTTGCTGACAGCTGCCTGTGCCTTGAGATCGGCGTACGCTGCCGCATACGGATCGGACGGTGGTGTTGCCAGATCCTTGATCTTAAAGCGGTCCACTTCGCGTGATAACAGCGTCTGCGGATTCTCTGCATTACGCGCAGCCGCATCGACATAGCACGCCACGCCGTAGGTCATGTAGAACGTACCGTCCTCATCGTTTTTCTTAATGAGGATGTCACTGACGCGACAATACGCGCCTGTGGCCGATAGGCCGCTTACTGGTATGTCTGCTGTGATTGCCATTAGTTGTTCCTCTCCTGTAGTCGCATCAGTTCGAAACGCAGGGCTTTGATTTCTTCCTCTTGATTCCGTAGCTGCTCATGCAACTGCCAGATCGCACCATGATGCAGTCGCTGTAGCTGCGCTCCGTTGACCAATGGCCGCACGCCTTTTGCTTTATCTTCGGGCGATACATAGCCGATCAACTTGGCTTTAACGAGATCCTCCTCGTTGTAGCGCACTTCATCATCCCACCGTGAGCGCACCACCTGTGCAGGGTCGCTCATTGTGTGCGTAAATGCTCTGGCAAGTTCAGCGTCAGCGTAGGTGTCAAACGCGCCACCATCTGCTCCGTCATAGAAATAATCGCCATCACTATCAACGATAAATACCGTGCCATTTCCATCGTATATTACAAAGGTGTTCTCATTTGCTCCCTGCCCTGTTTTGCTTGTGCCACTTTTGTAAAAGGCGCGAGCTTCAACAGGTGCGCGACCTGCCGTACTCTTTGTGAAGTTTGCGGTCGTGACAACGCCCTGCAATTCGAGAGCAACTTGCCCCTCCGTCACTCCGAGCAACTGAGTGCCACCCTCTGTATACGTTTGCTTACCAAGACGACCGTATGTATCAGTCTCCGCGACATCAGTCATGCCATGCGCCACATCGGACGACTTGAAGGCGATGATTTCGTCGTCGTTTGTGCCCTGATTGATCGTCAGGCCCACCGTCATTTTGGCGTTAGCTGCATCATTTATCGCCCACCCATTCGGACCGACAGACATATAGGTGTCTTGGTTTTGCAAATATCCATTGCCGCCCGACGAATACATCGCCACCCAATCAACTGCGCCTGTCTCGTAGATACGCAACCCACCCAGTGTATTATCAGCACTCTGCTCTATAACGAGGTCCTGTGTATCGCTGGTCGCCTTGCCAACAATCGCCTTTCCGCTAATAATTGCGCTACCTGTCGCGGTCAGCGTAGACCCATCGAACGTCAGATTACTGCTGGCTCCGAACGCGCCGTTGTTGTTGTACTGAATTTGTGTATTGGCTCCACCGGGGGGCGTTGCGGAGGCAGAAGCCGCCGCGTCAGCG